CGTAGTGAAGCGGTTATCACAGCTCCCTTTCACGGAGCTATCAGGGGTTCAAATCCCCTCGGGGATGCCAATTTACTTTTTAGGAGGATGTTCTCTTTTGAACACCTCGAAAGTCTCCACAATAAACTTGCAGAGCTCTGATCTCACGATATCCTCGTTTGTAAAATGTACAGAGTATATCCCCATTTCCTGAGCATCCTGGTTATCAAATATTTCGCTACAGGTTTTAAATCCACCCTGCTTATTGCTGGGTAAGTCACTCTGATCTGGATCAGCACATATAATTATTTTGCTGAACATGCCTACCCTAGTGAGAATTGTTTGAAGCTCATTCAGAGTTAAATTTTGTGCTTCGTCGACTATAATGCATCGAGCAGTCCAACTAGCCCCACGACAGAAGTTTACTGGTTTATAAATAATACGCTTTTCAGCCTTTAACTTTGTTCGGTCAGCTGAAGATAGCAACTCTTCTAATTTATCGTCAAATGGAGTCATGTACTCCCCAACCTTATGATCGATGTCCCCAGGGAGCATGCCGAGCTTAGAATCGGCACTCTCAACAGCTGCGCGAATAAAGATGAGATCGCTTACCTTTTTCTGATTAAGCATTTCTATCCCGGCTCTAACAGCTACAGTTGTTTTGCTAGTTCCTGCAGGGCCAGTGAGAAACACTATTTTGGTATTTTTGTCACCAGTTAAAGTTAAGAAAGCTTTTTGCTTTTCTGTCCAAGGAAGCTCTCTTACTCTCAACTCCCAATTAATCTTTTCCCTTTGGTATACTTGGGGAGATGTATCCGGTTTCTGTTTCGGTTTGGATTTCTTCTTCTTTGGCTTCTCCATAATTAATCAAGTTAAGGTAGAGGTTACGACGTTCTTCTCTATTTAGCTGTTTAAATTTACTAAAATATTGATATAGAAGAGTTTCCTTAAAATTCATTCGACATTAACTATACAAATAGTATAGCTGTTTCATCATAAAATATAAAGATTTAAAAATGCTAATAGCTAAAAAAAAGGTCCCCGAAAATTACTTCGGGAACCTTTTAATTATTATTGCCTTACTTTTATTCTTCCTATCAAGTCAGAAATATCAGCATTAGCTCTGGTTAATTGCGGATACTTGTTGAAGTTGGGAACTTTTAGTAAAGCCTTACGTATTTCGACTAACTGCAACAATAGCTGCTCATCCACAGACGCATAGTCTACTAAATTTAAACATTTACCATCAGGACAATTTTGAGATGATGACCTAATGATATTGTTATTTTGAGCAACCATTATTCTGTCATTTTGTGTTGTTGTGGAATTATTGAACCCAGTATTATGAGGCATTCCTAATCTAGAAGGAGTCGTCCTCAATTCAATCTTACGCCCGTGAAGATAACTATCTTGAGCATAAGAAAGGTTAACTGTAATCAAAAACCCTAAGGATAGGAATATAGTTTTCATCAAGTAATTATACCTTAATAACCTCTGTATGCCCCCCTCGGGGCTACCGAGTCTTATACAGGCATAATTTCTTCGCCAGCAGCATTTCTAAATTTAACACAAGTTAAAAACTTTGGAATGCCGTCAGGAGTGAGGCGTTGATATTTTATAGTCGCAAAAAGCCCCACAAGCTTATCTCCCACCTCATAAAGTTTACGGGTATATTCAATGGAGCCTTTTACAGACGAGTCAAACTCTTTACCATCAGCTGTTTTGCAACGTAATACAATACAACCTATTCGGTTACCTTTACCTTCACGAAAACCTACAATCTCAAACTCACCGTCTATGAATTCCTTACGCTTCAAAAGTTTGTTGGTTCTCTTGTGCTCGTATGGACTATCCCAAACGCGCAACATCTGTCCTTCATAGCCTTCTTCGATGTATTTACCCATCTGGTCATCCAATTCATCCTGAGATTTACACATAATGGTTTCCACAAAACGAATCTTGTCGCCAGCTTCCAAAACATCGTCTAGATAATTGATTAATTGCGTAGTTCTTTCTACAAAAGGAGTTTTATCGTTAGAATCTACATAATCGTAGATATGGTATTCTATTTTTTCCTCCGCTCTAACAATATCTTCTTCTGTAGGCTTAGTTTGTTTAACAAGAGAAACTATAGCATTGAAGTCATCTTTATATTCGTGGTTATATACCTCACCATCAAAAGCCACGATATTTGGATATTTATCAAATATGGGAGCTAAAAGTTTCTGTATATGTTCCACAGTAACAAAGCGCTTCCAATTACGGCTCCAGGCACCCTCACGAGTGATAATGCAACGAAGACCATCTAGCTTAGGTTGGCTAAATATTGGATATGTAACTTTATGCTTATAGTCGTTGTAGTCTTTCGCTAACGTAGGTTTAATTACATCTTTTACAACGTCGTCTACCTCTGCTGTATTTTCAGTATATCCCTCATTCTTCTTCTTCACCCATTTAGCTTTGGCTTCTGCCAGTGCTTGCTCTACCGGTGTGGTAGAATTGGCTCTCCTGACGTTTTTGGCCTCGCAGCGTACTGGAGCACTCTTTACTTTTTTTCCATCGATCTTACCGCTTACGGTATGGTAACTGTCGCCCTGGATTCCAATCCACCAGGTTTGAATATCGCCCGTAACGGTACGTTTATATAATGTTGGTAATGCTGTTATCATTAGTTTAAAAAAGGTCTGATTAGTAGATATATAATAGTGAGGAGCATAACGGTTCCTACAAGAAGTTTAAAGTTATCCTCACTCATAATTTAACTTCCCCATTCTTTCACGAGTTGTTTCATGGCAGCGTAATGAGCACCTTCCAATTTGCCGGTTTTCAGCATCTTTTCTTCTGCTCGATATTCCACCTCTTCAACAAACATCTGAACAATGAGGTTTACTTTGTCCCTATCAACTCCGCTAGCTCCCATCGTGAGAGCTAGAGAATTGTGGGATTCTTTTTTTGATTTATTCATTCTTTTTTTCCCATCATTGATTCTGAGTTTGTGCCCACAATCATGATATTTGTCTTTTATTAATTCTTTAGCCATTTAATTAATTCTTGGTAGAAAGATTACGGATGTAGATCCTTCTTCTTTCTCCATATTTCTTAGTAGGCTCCATTCCTGGATTGTGAGATTTTTAGGATTGCCCGTCTGCTTAACCCAGGCACGGAATGTTGCTTCACGTTCCATCTTGTTTGCATATGGCATGGAGGCTATCAATACCCCAAACCACACAAACAAACCAATCATGATTACAACGCCTAATTTTTCCATCCAGCCGATACCTGATGATGTTGCCATTTTTTTATTGATATGGTTTAGGTAAGGTATTATCTTTTTCCCAATAAGATTTATTCTTACCTTTTTTCTTTTTAGACTTCTCGAATCTTTCTACAGCTTCGGTCAAGTTATCCATAACTGAACCAAGTTCTTCAATTAATACATATGTACCCTTTTCAACCCATTCTGTATAGACCGTGTGATCAGGTCTGGAAATTTGTATTTTAAGATAATTTCCAGAGGGAGATATTTCCATTATCCCCGCTTCCACAGGTTCTTTGTAATAAAGGGAATCTCTTTTTATTAGTAGTCTTTTTCCTATATGCTTATGTGTTAGTTCAGTCATATTATTTTTTAGGCATTAAATCGTAGTTGTAAAGCGCCAGGAGCGGATGCTTTGGATTAATATAATCTTCAAGCTTCAGGAAACGCTTTGGCATCTTGTTATATATTTCCGGTATTTTATAGGGAAATTCAAACCAACAGCGATTCTGCTTCGTAACCATATAGGAGAAGAGATAAGCGTTAGACTTTTGAATATATTCCGTGACATTTACCGGAAGATCATATTTTTTAATTTTTTTAACCGATCTCTGTTCACAGTCTAGCTCCAAAGCTATAGCAGCTTCGAAACATTTATCTATACGTTTATTTCGAGTTTTTTTATTTTTTACCCAAACATCTATTTCATCTGTCTCGGCATAGTCATTGAACCACAGTGGAGACTTCTCGATCACCTGGTCTAGATGAGCGGCTTCGTGTATCAAGACAAGAAGCCATTCTTCCAGGGGTTTCTCTATAGCCACAGTTAGTCCATGTACATCACAGAAACCACTACATTTTCCTCCGGCATATCTGAGATAAGGTATGCCTAGAAGCTTTAAGTGTTTTCCATTTTCTTGGCACGTTTGAACAACGCTGCCAATAAAGTTATTAATTGCAGTATTCATTATATGTTTTTAGTTATTATATTAATAAGCCAGAGTTCTATTTTTCTGGGAAATTGGCGTAGTGGACACCTGGTTCCAAATGTCCACACACGCGCTCTCAACTTCTGTACAGGAGGCAGGAAAAATAGTGCCATGTCTCCTTTTAATCTGTTAAACCATTTATGCATTTATTTTCTGAGACCATGAATTACACCAAGTATTTCAGGCTCGTCCAGAAAGTAGAATACTTTCTTAAGATGATCAACTAGATTTTTTTCACGTACAAATATATCTGATTGCCAGTAACAACCTTCAAGTGAGGTTTCATATGTTTGATCTGGCGGCAGAGAATTTATAAGTAATGCGTCTGTCATTTTTCTGGAGGTTAGAATGAATACTTTACCGGACCTTCAGCTTTAAATACATGCTGAGTTCGGTAAGTTAAATCATGTGTGTTGTTGTCTTCATCTTTTACTTTATTTCCATAAGTCAGTAAGACAATTAACAGAAATAGAATAAAGTCTTTTAATATGTAGAATACGCTAGCTTGTTTTGTAAATGATATAGCTACAAATAGGTTCATGGCAGCTAAGATCACTAGTATGGTTTGGCATGTAGTCATTAGCGATTGTCTCCTGAACCTCCAAGAACTCCACGTTCCTGACGACTCTTTAACTTAGCTACATTGTCTTTGGCAATAGTCTCAAGATCAAGATCTAAATCTCTTGCCAATACGGCGAGATACCATAGAACATCTCCTAACTCTTTTCCGATTTCTTTTTTTGTAATTTCATCAAATTTGCCCTCCTTATCTCGGAAGACTTTTTTAATTTTTCCCTGGACTTCGCCCACTTCTCCCAAGCCCATAGTTGGATAAATGACTCGGAGTCCGTCTGCGTATATAGCTGTTTTTTGTGCATCTTCTTGATATTGTTTAAATGTATAATTTAGTTTGTCCTGCATCTTGTTTTTTCTTTCTTCTTCTACACGGCGCATAAGCTCTAACTTCAACATAGCGTTGTCGTGTCTGAGCGAATCTACCATTCGTTTTAATTGTTCAATAGTATCCATAATAAGTTAATAGCTAAAAATAGGGGCGAACAATGTTATTTGCAAGCCCCTATTTAAATTAAACGTCATGTTTAATTATTTCATCTCTGATTGCAGTCAATTCCTGCAAAGCTTTGTCCTCAATTTGTCTACTAATCAAGAGTGCGCTTATACTAGGAGCTATCCGATTACAATATCTAGCAAGCCCCTGTTTTTCTAAAAGTACTTTTTCGTAAGCTTTTTTATAACTTGTGATTTTAACTTTTTTTTTAGTCTTTTTCATAGATCAGGTATTTCAGAATAGTATTCTATTCCGTTTTTTCTACTTTGTTCAAATTCCTCATATTCACGTCGTTCTTCCTCGGTATCAAAAATCATATCAATATCTATGGTTTTTTTCTCAGGGTTTAATTCCGCTCTGCATTTAAACATATAAGATTTACTTTTCCCCCAAAAGTCGTCGTCTAGGGCAGGAATAAATCTTATTATTTTTATAGGTGAATTTTTATCTACAATCATGATTGAATCCAGGCTTTATCTTTTTTTTGATATAGCCACATTGCTTCTGCCCTTGTCAAGCCTATGAACTCCTCAGGAGTAAAGCTTATTTCGTCAGGATAATAAGAAAACAATGTACAAGTTTTCCCATCGTCAAAAACAGCTTCTACTTGAGGCATAGCATCAAAATGGCTTTCAGGCATTTTACTTATGCTTGCATGTACAATTCGCGCAATATGCATAGATAGGCGTTGTGGCTACTGAATTTCCTTTAGGGTCTACCATACTCTCAAACATAATTAGTTTTTTTTCACCAATATCTATTCCGAATAAAATTGCAAATCCCATAAGCAAATTTAATAAGGCGATAAAGGTTAAAAACTTAAGTAGTGTTGTTAATTTTTCATTCATGGCTAGCTAACAATATAGGTTGTTCAGTTGTGTTAATCTTTGTTACTTTAAAAAACATGCTTTGGTTCCATTTATCTAAATGATCACCTTTTTTGCTTATAGTAACATAGAATGTTCCGTCATCGGTAGTATGGTGCTGTTCACCTATTTCCCACGCTTTAGATAAATCTGCTGTGTGGGCTATGGTATAAACGTGATTTGGTTTACCGTGAAACACGTGTGTTATGGTTGTGTTGTTTCCGTCGTATTGAGGCTTACCAACAACCATAAGCTCTAGCTTGTGTTCTATGCTAGTAGCGGTGGCATCTACAGAGAAAAGCGCAGCTCTAACCTCTTTATAGAAAACATGCCCTAATATAGCCCCAAGGAGAAAAGCTAGTAATATACAGGCTAAAGTTAACCCCGCAGTAGCTAAGTCCAGAACCTGTCTCTTCTTTCCACTATCCCCGTTAAAATCAAGGTATCTTTCTCTAATATTTCTTGTTCTATTTTGTCCGCTTTTCCGTATTTTTCGTTGTAGCATTGTTTTGGGTCTCCTTTTAGTTTGTAGACAGTTTGCCCATGACTGTCAGTGGTTTCTTCAAATTGATCGAAAAAGTTGTCGTTAGGCATAGCATCCCAATAACGTTTTTCCAGATCAGGGCGTTCTAAAGTAATGTATCGATAGCTGGCAGTCAACCAGCTTTTGAATTCTTTATGACTTTCGTCGCTATCCCAGTCTACCCAACCATTTAAGAATTCATCTTCATAAAACTCTGTCAACATAGCAAAGTTTAAAATTCGGATAAGTTCGGTTGTATCTGTCCAAGTTCTAGGTATAGCTATTCTAACTTTCTTGTGCTTTGGGCTAAAAATAGCTTTAAACTTCCACCAGCTTTCTTTCCAGCTGTACGGAAGCTTAGACCATATTTCAAACCACGCCTGCTGTTTCACAGCCATTAATTTTTCCATGTCGAGTGGGTATGTGTTCATTTTGTAAAGGGCTTCCTGCGGATTGAACGCAGGAAGTATTGTTATAACAGTCAGGATTCCAAAACAACAACTCGATTTGTTTATTGGCCGAAAGACGCTCAAACCAATTGTCGTTGCGATTATACCAAAGGATATAATGCGCTAACATTGATGGTTCTGTCTTTTTTTTAAATAAGAAATCGAGTATACGATTTTTAAGTTTTATCATATTTTAGGTGTAGGTATTATGATTTCTTCGTCTTTTGCTAGCAATGTAGCTAGCGTGTTTTTTACTAGAAGTTTGAGTTCTTCTATGTCTTTTTTTGTAGCCGGAGGATCAAACCCCGGTTGATCTGACTTTCTTCTGTTGTGTTCTACGGTGGGGACATCATAACGTTTAGATTTTTGCTTTGATGTCATTGTTGTTATTAAAAACAAATGCATGCCCACACATATTCATTGCGAGAATAGTCTCGTTTATGATGTCTGGGTTAGTCTTGTTTTTTTCCAATTCAGAAGCAGCGATCAATAATCGCTCTCCTGCCGATAACTTCAAGTCTTGTTCTGCTTGAAGTTGTTCTCGCGTTTCTCGATATTTATCGAGAACTTCGAGATATTTATCCATGTCTACGAATGTTGTTAATACTTCGCTCATAATATTGTATTTGTCAGCCAAACAGACTGCATCACAATATTATAACTTAAAACTATGCATTTTATTTGGGGGGGTTACTCGATACTTCCCCAAAGACCTACAGGACACACGGAGGCAGCCACATTTAATTTATATCCAGAACAACCACATTTTTTACATTTACCTAAACCACCAAAGCCTTCAGGATCGAAAAAGATACACGTGGAGCAAATTTTTTTGCGTTCTTCATATTGTTCGTTTGTTACCAACTTAAATCCTGAGGCGACGAAGTTTTTAGCGGCAGAAACAAGGTTAGCTGCTTGAGTAGCTAAAGAGGGCGAATTTATTTCTACATTATGTTTAGTTGCATAAAAATTAGATAATTTTTGTCTCTCTTCAAAAATAGTCTGTTTTTCTTTAATCCAATCCGGTAAGTTGTCGCTAAAATTAGGAGTTGCAGAAATGTCTTCAAACACTATTTCTGGGTATGTTATTTTTTTTAGCTCGTCTGGAGCATATTTAAAAATATCTAACAAAAGTTTAAACAATGTCTCTACCTCTACGACATTAAACCCTTCCGATAAAAAATTTTCATAAACGGAAATATATAATTTAAAGAGCGGATGTTTTAAATTAGTTATTTCTTTTTTTATGATATTATAAAGATTTTCAATAGTCATTTTAGCATTTTATGAAATGGGCATTTTTTAGCAACATCTTTCTTATTTTCAGGTAAATTTAAGTTAATTTTTGGAATATGGTCGTGTTTAGTATCTCCCACAATTCCATTTTCATAGCATCTCAAAAAATACTCAGAAAAAGGAAAAAATTTATTAGTCATCTCATAAGCATTACGTTTATCTTTAAATTCTTGGTCTTCATTTAAAGTTTTATAAACAGGATTAAATTTTTCTATATAGTGTTTTGGGTATGGAAGAATTCTACAGTATGGAGAACCTTTTTTTAAAAAAATGTCTACATTTTTAGAAATTATTTTATAGTCTATGCTTATGACGCTTGGATACCAATCTGCCTCTACCACTCCTTCACAAGGATACATATCCATAGACAATGGGTGATTGTTAGGACCTTTAACCCACAAAAAGGTATTTTTTTCTAATTCAAATAGGTAGGGAATTTGTATAGTTAAAATTCCATGACCAAACGTAGAAAATATAAAATTTTCTTTATCTTCGGATTTTATTGATATAGCTGTTTTGTCTTCTTTACCGTTCCAATTTATAACATAGTCGTGAGGGAGAACAATATCCCAACCTAATTCACCGGCAATTCTAAATGGTGTACATCTTTTATAATTGTTTTTTTCTTCTAAAAAAGAGGCATTTAACACACCTGCTTCAACTAAATTAAAGTTATTTTTATTATTGTGATATATATTAAATTTCATGCTTCAAACTCTCTAAAAGCCATTCCAAATAAGTCCGATCTGTTGTGTCTTGCCCACTGCAGTAATATGTAGGTGAATACCAATTGGGAACACCGTTCCATTTAGAGTTAATGAAATAATCGTGAAAATAGCCATCAGCTTTATCTCGATAATTAATTACGTCTGATAAAACGATATCTATTGTTTTAGTTTCAGAAGTTAACGAATAAACATCATTTAAGTCAGAAACAAAACGAGGCAATCCTTCCGGCGTATATAGAAAAGAATAAAAAGAATTATTATATTTTGTCAGGTCCACAGTAATTAGTTTTTTATCCTCCAGGTCTTGAAAAACTTTTTTGTAATAATTATTTACTTCAAGAGATATATTAAAATTGTTTTGCGTTAAGTCTATGTTAAAAAAGTTTTTAAAGTCTTTTACCATATCTTTATCATATAGCCCTTTGTAATATCCGTATAAAAGATGTTGAAGAATCACGGCAGGATCTTCTTTTATTAAAATGTATACAGTCTCATCAAAAAACTTGGAAACTTCGTTATAAGCATAAGATATGGTATATCCTCCCATTGGAGAATTTGAACTTAAACAATAAGGATTAAAATTTCCACAAGTTTTAGTTAAATGCTGAGTTAAGTTAAAAAAATTACAACTTTCAAAAGATAAAAAATTTAAAACATTGATCATAATACTTTATATTGCACATCTTAAACTACTTTTAGCTCCTTTTGTAATTGTGGCGTACATTTGTCCTTTAGTCCAAATTAAATAAGGTCCTTTAGAGCAACAACAATAACCACTTGGATGACTATTACACGGATCCGTTCTTTGATTCCAGCAATAACCACACGGCCATTCGCCCGGCCAATGATGATACCAACTGGCTTTATAATTAAATGAAGTTCCGGTGAAACTCCAATTTCCTTTAAAAGCGCCACCGCCACCGCTACCAGCGCCATAGAATGCCTGAGTTCCATTATAACAAAATTCTGTACAGATACTTCTAATGGTGCTCCGGCATTTTCCACTACAACTAAAAAATTCCACACAAACTCTGGGAAAAGTCCAATGAGACTCACAAGAATAAGTAGGTCCTTCTAGCCCTCCCAAACAACCATTATCATATACCCAATCTCTCAGCGTAGCTCGAACACGCATTTGAAATGTTCCGTTATCGTCTTCGAGTCCCCCGCAATCTCCTCCGCCACACGGAGTAAATTTATAGTCAGCTGAACCAAATTCTCCCTCAAAAAATCTATTATATCCGACGTTTTCCCAAGCACACAATTCTGACCCTGTAGAAGCGTACACAGTACCGCTACCATTAAATTGAGCATAAAAACGTCCTCTAGCAGTTTCAGTGTTTGTGTCTCCTCCTACCATTACAGTCATTTGATCTCCCATATCACGCATCCAAGTTGCAATCTGCGTTACTTGTGTTTGTGTTGTTTCAGGACTACCACAAGAAGACATTTTTTTACTTCCTCTTCCTCTGTTAGGTGGAGGACATTGTTTATATACGTAAATAGACATAGATTAACTCCAACGAATAGCTGTTGTATAAATTTTATTTCCTAACCAATAAGCAAATTTTCCTAATCCCATTATTACTTTTCTGTAGCCAGGTATATGTCTCAACAAAAAGCGCAATTTATAGGAAAACTTTTTTTTCTTAGCATTATTTTCTTCTTCCCAAAACTTTTCTCTGGCTAACCTTTCTTCGACCGGTGTTTTATCTACATTCTCCAGTTCAATTTTATCTAATTTTCCATATGTAAAATAGGCATTAAAATCCACAAACCAGTCGTGTCCATCAGCATTTTCTATATAGTTATAAAATAAAATTTTACCGTGGCAAGGAACTTTAACCGTTTCTCTTTTCACAGAGTTATCTTCCCACCAAGCATCATTGTAAGTAACAAGATCTCCATCTTTGGTAATTTCGTAAGTGGACATACAATTCTCCAAACTTTTAGTCTGGTAGTCTAGCTCGTTCCATTTTACGTCTAATTTAGAGAGCTCTTCAGTTAAAGGTAGCTCACTGCGAACAAATATTGTGTCGAACATTCCCATGGCTTAAATATAGCAAGTATCAGAGATATGGCAAATGTTTTTTAGTAGATTATAACTTGACTTCCTCTATTGTTAATATAGATTTCATATAAATGGACGAACAACAACAAATAGAAGAGCAGGTAAAAATTGCTCTTAAATATCTTATAGATGAAGGTGTTGTTGTTCAGGAAGGTATATATTACCGAATGAAGACAGCCGAAGAAATAGCTGAAGAATTAAAGGCAATATTAAACACGTAAACATGACAACAAATATAGATCCAGAAGTAAAATTAGTGTGGGCTACCCCCAATGGAGAAAATTTAGTGAGCCAAATGGCTCGTGTTAGCAATCCTAAAAACGAACAAAACTGGGAAACTGCTCCCAAACTTTTAAACTATTTAATAAAACATAATCATTGGAGCCCCTTTGAAATGGTGGGAGCCTGCCTTGAAATTTATTGTACTCGTGACATCGCTCGTCAAATATTGAGACACAGATCTTTTACATTTCAAGAATTCAGCCAGAGATATGCAGAAGCCAATATGGGATATGCCGGAGCTGAGACACGTTTCCAAGACTTAAAAAATCGTCAGAATAGTATTGAGCTAGGTAATTCAGAAGAAGAAAAATGCACCGACGAGTGGTGGCAAGCTCGTCAAGCGTATCTAGCCGAAGAAGCTCACAGAATTTACAGTGTAGCCATTCAATCAGGCATTGCTAAAGAAGTTGCTCGTAAAGTTCTTCCTGAGGGATTGACGATGAGTCGTATGTATATGAATGGAACTCTTCGCTCATGGATTCATTACATTAAATTGCGTACTGGTGAAGAAACTCAAAAAGAGCACCGCGTAGTTGCAGAAAAAGTAAAAGCAGCATTATCTGATATATTTCCTATTACCTTTAGTGTATACTTTACGTAAACGTAGAGTATGGAACCATTGGTAGAAGACGATAATGCTCCGGATACTTACGTGAGTCTTTCAGGGACTCACGGATACGGGCTTTTTGCCAATAAGAAATTTCAGGGTGGAGAGATTGTAGTAGATTACAATCTTTTCAGTGATCACTATAGAGAAGAAGATTATTTTAATCTTCCACAAGAAGTTATAGATCGTGGTTGGTTTCTGATTATAGAAGGTTCTCGATGTTTAACCACAGATACTTTCTCCAAGTTTTCCTATATCAACCATTCAAAAAATCCAAATTGTATTTGGTTACGTGAAAGAAGATTAATTTGCGCAGCTTACACAATACCTAGAGATACAGAGCTGTTTATAGACTATAGAATAGAACCTCTTCCACCTGGAGTTAATGCTCCTAAATGGTATTAAAAAGGTTCTTCTTCACCTAACTCTATAAAAGCTGGTGTTCCGCCACCGAGATAAGAGCTGGCTAGATTGTAATTAAAATATTCTTCAGCCTCTTCATAAGAGTCCATATCTTTCATCAGAATCTCTATACACTTCTGGCGATCGTATACGGCAAAAGGAATATTGAATTGTCTAGCTATTCCCACAAAAGCATCATCCATACCATCAGGAAGATGGACAGTTTCTTCTTCAGTCAAAAGATCTTCGACGGCTTTCTCAATTTTTTTATTCATGTACTACTGAATAAATTTAACAGCTTTCTACCGTTAGTCAACATGAACAATTACGGCAGGATTATCTCTTATGAGAGCCATAGCAGATTCATACGTGGTTAAACGTTCTATTCTGCCATCTGGAAAGTGGGCACTAAATCCTCTAGGATCTGCTAATTGAGCTAAAACTTCTGTGATAGCTTCCCGCATCTTACCATCACCTGTAGCTTCACTAAAATTATCTGTGTATGAAAACATGGATTATTGTTCAGTTAATAGCTCACTAGGTATAATTTTCTTTTGAGCATGTATCTTAAATCCTGTTGGCTTATGTGTCAAGCCTACATATGAACTGTTTAGATGACTATCTATTTTAAATTGTTTAGGATGCTCAGTTACCAATTTTCTTAATAGTTCGTTTTTATGTACAAAATCTCGGTTATCGCTCATTTTCTTGGCTTCTAAGAGATCTTGAAGAATTTTGCTTTTTGCGAATTTAATTACGTCTGCTCGTTTGATTCTATCTTTACCTTCCTGAAACATCTTTAAACCTTCTTCATACGGGGCAGCGTCTAGAGCTTCATTAAAGTTTGTCTGCTTTAAAGGTTTTGGTGTGGGAGGCTTTTTTTTAGCTTTTGGAGCCTTTCCACCAAGACTACTCATTCTTTTATGCAGCGCTGGATTTTCAAAATAGGCTTTCTGTACATGTTTTGGTGCTCCTAAAATAGAGCGCCGCAGGGCTGCTAATTTTTCAAATGCCAACTTTTGAAACCAGTCAGAATGCTTTATTTGATCCCAATGGTTATTTATTTCTTTCATTGTGTGCTCATCTCCACCCTTGTCAGGATGGTGTTTTTTTACAAGATCTCTGTAAACATTCTTGGCTTCGTCTTTAGTTTTAATTTTTTCAATATTAAAATATTTCTTGGCTTTGTCCACGCTTGCGCGGGGAGGCTCACGTCTAAATCTCTCCCAATTTCCACCCTGGCGGCTCCAATCACCCCACCCTTTGTTCCAACTTCTAAAATAGTTTCTAAAATCACGCGTCCTATTACGCATTTTTTTATTGAATCTCAACATGTCTCCCTGCATGTATCCTCCAAGCCCTGCACCTACAGCAGCTCCACCGAGTGTGAAAGCAGGGATAGAAATATACTTTAACTCTTCATCAATTTGCTTTTTCCTTTGTTTAGACTTTGTTTTTTCTTTTTCCATTTCTAGCTGAAATTTAGCTAATGCGGATTCAGAAAATCCCGATATACCCCCCAACCCCGCACCTACAAGAAGAGCTATCCCAAGTCTATCGCTTTTTAATTGACGTCCTATTCTTTTACCTATGGAAGCTTTTCCTTTAAATTTTGTTTCAGCAAACTTTAAAAGTTGTTCGCCACATTTACAACGCCATTTTCTCAAGGCCTTGTTAATACGGCTATCAGGATCACTCTTGGCTTTTGCTCCAGTATTTACACGTTTCATTCCACACATGCGGGAGCAGAAACTATTTTGACGTTTAGCTCTTTCACCTGTGGGTTTTTTCTCAGTAACAGGAGCCTTCAATGTCCCACCTGTTTCACGTTTGTAGCTAGCTCTCCCCTTGGCGTTCAGGCCACCCTCAGGGCTTTTACCAGCACTGCGTTGCCAAGCAGGAGAACTAGCAAATTTTTCAATCAATTCCAACAATTCAGCTTTTTTACTTGTGAGACGTTTCCATTGCTTCTTGTCAGGATATCCTTTATCGCCAGGTTTTGCAGGCTTTTCACCACGAGCTCGTTTGGCTCTGATATTGTCCCAAAGGCCAGGTCGATCACCGGCTATTTTTGGCTGAACTGTATTGGAGTTGTTAACCATTTTAAAAGCACCAGGATTTTTAGAAATGATATCTACAACTTTTTGTTTAGGTACTTTTTTTAAACTCTCAAGATAAGGTTGTGGATTCTTTTGAATTCTAGGTATAGCATTTTGAACTACTGTATTGGCGAAAGGAACGCCAGGAATATTCCATTTATGTTGTTTAGCATTTTGAAAAAATTGTTGTTTGTTAATATTCCCCGAAGCAAGTCTAGTTGCCAGTTGTTCTGGTGTTTCTCCTGGAACACTCGTTTTTAATTCTACTGATTTTTTATATAGTGCAAGAGCATTTGGAATTTTTTGATCCCATTTAGGTTTAAATGCATTTGCCACACCTCCTGGTGCCGGAGGATTTTGTGGTTTTATAAAATTAGCCACAGCGTCATAAGCTTTTCCACCAAAGTTAAAAGCAGCTTGCTGCATTCCAGGAATAGCTTTATTTTTTACAAAATCAAAAGCACTAGCCAATTCAGGAACTCCCCCAGCCTGTCTTGTCCACTCCATGTCGGCAGCTATCTTATATTTTTTATCACGATATTCTTCCATAGCAATTTCTAACGCTCGGCGCTTTTTTTCATCATCTATCAATTTTACAGGATCTATCGCCCAATTGCGAAGCGCAAATGCACGACGAGGCGTGGGATTCTCCTGAAACATCTTCCCCCCATGGCGAGCCTTGAATGCATTCCATCGTTTAATCTGTCTTTCATCGTCATCTATTCTACGCCCTTTGCTGTAACGATTATACCATTGTAGCCAGCCATGCGGGTCTGCCTCGTTGTACCAATGCTTGGGCCATTGAGGTAAGCTAGCTAGGCGTGGAGCATCTTTAGGTCCATATACCTCACCGTATACACCCATAGCCTTCAATTGCTCTGGTGTATAATCTGGACTAAATTGTAACTTGTTGTCAGGCATAAAGTTATAGAAGTTTATTATTGATTTTTATAAATAGTTTATTTGTAGGCAGTTACGTATTTACCATGTTGAAACACGTAAGTAATTTATTTTAAACATATTATCAAAATTAAGATTTAGTTGGATAGTCTTCATGGAGAGAAACAAAACTAGGTTGATAGTATTTTCCGCTCGGTAACTGTTTTGTTGATGTAATCTTGGCTATTCTTCCCTTTAAATTTTCTCTATTATCCCACATCCACCTACGGAAAGCATCATCAAATCCTGTTCCCACACGTCCTCCGCCTTCATACTCAATGCCTCCTGCGCTTCCCCTATATTTTCCCTCACCAGGAAATACATCTGTTATCTTAACATCATAATCAGGACGTAATTTAACTTTAACAGGGTTACCTTCCCTAGGATATGCAACAATACCCTCGTCTGTTTCAGGATGTTTACCGCTCTCTATCTCTTTCCAGAGCTTCATGGCATCTACCTTATTATGTGCCACTGGAGGACGACCAAATTTATTGGCTGGAAGACTCTTTAATATTTCTCCCAATTCTTTTTCACGTTCGGGATAATTGAGAGGCTTGTCAGCAAAACCAAATAGAGCTGCACGCATTTTAACACTGCGTTCGTCTTGAGCACGTATACTATTCTCCAAGCTCATATTAAGTAGAGGACTGGTTGCCTGTGCACCAATAGGTTTATCATCTTTATCTACTCCATAAATTTCTCCACGCATTACACGATTACGAAATTCCTTGGGAATATTGAACTTATTCTCACCATGACCAAAGAATCGTTCGGTGTGCATTATGGGGCGGTTACCTTTACCTACACGAAAGCTCATAACGTCTATGGAATCTTCCTTCAATTTAAAGAGTCCGCTAGCACCATCAATTTTTCCCTCAACAACTCCATCCATAACTTCCTGGACACGCTCAGCTGGAACTACGCCTAGGTGTTTCTTTTTAAACATTGCGGGATCTCCCACAACTTTACCAGGGTCTTGTGGGGTATGATTCACAATAAGCCAGGGTTTGTTGGGTCCCTTTGTACGAATCAGGGTATAATATTCAGGATATTTCTTATGTCCTAAGACAAACTTAATTTTGTCCGGACCAGCTTCTGTAACAAAAGCTGATCCTTTGTCGTGAGTTTTAACAGTTCCTTTACCATAACCCTCCTCTATCTCTCCCTGGAAGTCAGCATATTCTGGACTATGGAGAGGTTGTTGAAATAAAGTTCTCTTCTCTCCTGGGGCAGGCATACCTTTACGTGTAGCCCAACTATATAATTCTTTGTCTCCAAAGCGTATATCATGATGCTCACCAGCACGACGAGCCTTGTGAAGTTGGTCTACATAAGTGAGAAGCTTCCTTAAAGAAATTTTACTGGTATCACCGTAAACCTCTCTATCAGGAATTCCCTCTGCACTTCTAGCCATTGCATTATGTTATTTAATAAATAAATTGTGATAAGCTAATCCGACATAGCACACGGGGGCTATAAGGAAATAGACTAAAACAAATAAGGATGATGTGTCCATAATAGTTATTCTTTCTCGTTTCTTTGTTTTACTGCAGTTGCATTTACGCTACGTCTAAGCTTTTTCACAGATTTAACCATGTCAGAAATTACAGCCAAGTCAGTTGGACTAACTTCGGCTCTATACAGGGTAGGGCGACCCATAGGTAGTCGACCTGCTCTAAAAGTTGGTTGAGGAGTTCCACCTGTCCACTTACCACTAACATCTTTTGTACTCCAAGTTTCCTTTGTCTCGGGGTAGAAACGACCCATTTGATATGCAATGTCGGGATTAGTAGACACCACTGCATCTTTTGGAATGCGCATCAATTGACGATTCGGGCTAGCAAAATAAACAGTTGTATTTGCTGCCGCACCCTTATGTAATCCCATTTCTGAGAGAGCATCTACAAAACTAACATATGAACCAAACGCACGATCTCTTAATTGATTTCTTTCACTGAGATCTACAGGTTTTCCTGCATAATGCCAGGCACGGGCCTCGGGTAGAAGTATTGATCTATTGTAATATTCTCTAGAAGGCATCGTCAATGTTTCAAAAAATCCCGGATGATATTCTTTTTTAAACCCCTTTTCTCCACCAAGACGACGATAGTCTTCGGCATGACCATACTCATGATCTAGAACATCTTTATTTATTTTTTTAGGAGAAATTACCAGGCCGTGTTTACCTTTTGGATAAAACATGGCATTGCTTTTCCCCCAAACAGCTGGGCGGCTTAACATAGCTACAAGATGTCTACGTACCATACCGATATCCTGATCTTTGGCTGCGTTTATTACTTCACGATAGGTTGAAGTTAATGGGACATCTTTTACACTCTCAGGTTTTTGATATTTTTTTATATTTATT